CGCAAGATATGGAACAACTTGAAGCGATGAGACATAAATTAAAACCCTATCTATGTCCTCATTGTGGAAAAGCAATCTATTTTGAGGATTTATTGGGTAAAGAAAATTTCTGCAAAAAAGGAATAGAAACTACCTCTTTCTCACCACCCGAAAACGAGATGATGCCGAGGGCGAGGATTAGAAAAGATGCCTGATTTTTATTCTGAACCACAAGTCTATAATTTTGTATCCAGATCTTGCGATTATAGATTTCTGGGAAACGGTATTGAATATAGTATCTTTTCAAATCAGAAAGATTATGCCTATATCCCAAACGAAGGTAATTATTCATTTAGAACAAAGCCAGAGCATGAATCAGTAATATATAAAGTTCTTCCCCTTCTGAATTGCGATTCCATAATTGGTTGGGCAATGAATGCCGGGGACCTCGGAAGCGTTTCTGTGGATTCTACAACACAGAGGGAAGGATATGGATGTATTCAATTGTCAATTCCGAAAAAAATTATCAATACGGCAATTTATACGAACCCTTCTGGTTCATGGGATTTATCTGGATATGACACGATAGGGGCGTGGTGTTTTTCGCAAAGTCCTATATCGGGGCATACGTTATTGATTGGTGAAACAGCTTATGATGAATTCAATAGTACAGTTACCGTGCCCCAAGATTCGGATTGGCATTTCGTAACATGGGATATTTCATGGATAACAGTGACTTCGAGGGATGCGATAACTAAATTTGGGATAAGGGCTACCAATGATTTGTTAATAGGTGGTAGTCTAAAATTCAAGATTGACGATATTATAGCACGACGAGAGGTTTAACTATGCCTGACTTTCAGGGAACAAAAGCGATCATTCTACAACCGGGAGATGCGATAGTTCCTTATACTTTTACCTGGACCATTTGCACCTCTTCAACGGGCAACGATGGCGCTATTCCATATGGTCACACGGTATCATCTGTTGTGACTGCGATCAAACATGAAAGCGGTTTGATTTGCACAACAGGAATACTCGCATCATCGAGTCATTCGGGAGCGGTAACAAGTCTCTTTCTGACCTATCCGTCATCATCCGGCTTTCTGACAGGCAAATATCATACGACATTCACTGCCACGATCTCGGATGGAACAACCACATTTGCTAAAGAGTTCGATTTCAACAGATTGATAGTGAGGGATAAATAATGGGAAACACAGCCCTTGTGATTGTGACAGAGCCAAGCGAAGAACCGATAACGTTGGATCAGGCAAAACAGCATCTTAGGATAGATACCGAGGATGACGATACCCTTATTCTGGGTCTCATAAAGGTGGCCAGGGAATATGCGGAGACGGCAACCAGAAGGGCTTTGATGACGCAGACATGGAATTACTATTTGGAGGACTGGCCGAAGGAGGATCATATCGATCTTCCAATGGCTCCCCTTCAATCGATAGGTGCGACGGGTATCACATACGAAAATTCAAGTGGGGGGGTGACGACCTTGACGACGGGTTACTACGAAGTGGACACCCTTTCGGTTCCCGGCCGAGTTGTTTTGGGATATAACGAATCCTGGCCGACCGCAACATTGAACGTCTCAAACCCCATTTGCATTAAGTTCGTTGCCGGCCATGGAACTCCTGATGATGTACCGGAGATGATTAAATCAGGTATGAAAATTGACTTAGCGGATCTCTACGAACAACGTGAAAGTTACATTATTGGGCAGACCGTAAATCATTTGCCGGTACTTGATAGGCTTTACACTCCCTTTAAAGTGTGGGGATTCTAAATGAGATCGGGCCAGTTACGGCACAAAATAATCCTGCAATCCAAGAATGTCACCCGCGATGCTTACGGTGCCGAGACCGTGACTTGGGGCACAGAAAAGGAAGCCTGGGGGAGTATTGAACCGTTGACAAGCCGGGAATATTTCCAGGCACAACAGATGCAGAGCGACGTTACGCATAAAATCAGAATGCGCTACCTCGTGGGATTGCGACCCGATTGGAGAATCAAGTTTGGGACCCGGATATTCGACATTAAGAGTGTAATAAATCCAGAAGAGCGAAATATTGAATGGACATTGCTTGCTAAGGAGTTTTTGACATAATGGCGCAGACTGGTTTTTATACAGGTGAAGGAGCAGGGGCAATAACGGGAGGGATTACCCTTCATGGATTTGCGGAACTCGAAAAGATTCTTGTTGGATTGGCCGGGAATGATGGACTCGATATTCTTAAAAAATCCATGAGACGGGCAGCTGAGGAAATGAGGAAGGAAGTAAGGGATAGAGCACCCCAAGAAAGGGGAGAATTGAAGAAAAGCATACGACTTAGATATTTAAGGGCGGCAAATTATGCTGTTTCTTATCAGATTTATGTGAAGAGGGGTCGAAGACCAACGAAAAAAGAAATTGCCGGAGGGATAGAAATAGGGAAAAAAGGATTGGGGGGTTGGTTTGCCCATTTTCTTGAATTCGGGACCAAGGGCCATATGGTTCCCAAAAAGAGAGAATCTTACATAACAAAACTTGGTGGCAAATTGGTGACGGTGAAACAATTCCGGCATCCCGGGATGAGAAAACACCCTTTTATGCGTCCGGCTTTTGACGAAACAAAAAACCAGACAATTAATACATTTGGCGGTCATACGGTTTCCATGATCAAAAAATATTTTGGAGGACAGAGTTATCGAACAATGGGATTTGGCTATTACGATCCAATGGAGAACCTATCGGCGGGGGTTATGTAATGGGATTCAGAAATTCTGGAAGGATTGATATAGTAAGACAGGAACTCTATGAAACTTTCTGCGATATTTGCGGTTCGATAATTCCGGAAAATATTTATCCAACCTGGAGACTTGAAATAGAACATAAACAATATGAATATGATGGGGATCAACCAGAACTAATTAATTTATGTTCTTCTAAATGTTTGTTTGAAAAAGCAAAACAATTAGTGGAGTTATGTGATGCCCATTGAAGACATGATCTATACCAGATTATCGGCAACCACGGCCCTGACGGATCTTGTCTCAACCCGAATTTATCCTCTTGTGAGGCCGCAGGATTCAGTAAACCCGGCCGTTGTGTATTGGAGGGTGAGCAATCCCATATTATTTTCTTTCAGTACGGAGGATGAAATATCTTATCCTCGTTTTCAATTTGATTGTTTTGCCGGGACATTCTCCAGCGCTAGAGCAGTGGCAAGGCAAGTGAAGAATTCAATTGATAGGTGGGGGACATCGACCGGAATACCGCAGATAATTAGATCCGATGTGGTAAACGAGTTTGACGATTATGATCCTGAATTGGATATTTATCAATCCATCGTAGAAGCGATTATTTATCATTCAACAACCTAAAAGGAGGTAAAATAAAATGTCTGGACCTTTCAATGGACGATTTATTAGTATTGTATTGGCATCGGTACTTCCTGCCTCAACTGCTAAAATAGAAGGAATGGGAAAATGGAACATCGGTATTACATCAGCCGAACTGGACGATTCCGAATTCGGAACTGTATGGGGTGGTTCTGTGAACGGAATCCAGAAATGGGCAGGTGCCTTTTCTGGTCTGTTTAAGTTTTCTACAACAGCCGGTTCGACTGGTGTCTATCATGCTCTTCAGGTCGCTTTCGATCAAACCAAGGTACAGGATATAAAATTCTTCTTAGAAACTACTGTTGCGGCTTCAGCAGCTTCTTCAGGTCCATTATTTTTTATGCCTAATTGGTCTACAACTTGGACCAATTATAGTACAAATGCCGGTTGCTATCTGAGTAATGTGCAAATAAGCGCAGATTTAAATGGATTGGCTACGCTTGCATTTGATGTTAGAGGAAACGGTCCTATTGCGCTTGCATCTGGGACGTCTGTAGCAGCTAAGGTTTCATAAAGAAACGGAAAGGAGTTTTTATGCTTCTCAAACTGAAGCGGTTTTCGGAGGGGGTATGGTTCGATTATCCTGAAGGCGGTAAATTTAAAATACGAGCCATTACCCCTAAGCATTTCCTGGAGTTCAGGGAAAAAAGTAAGAAGGGAAAACAGATAATCAAGAACACGGCTGACGAAGACCAGATAGTCGATAACTACGATGATGCTCTTATGTCATGGCTCATTTTTGATTATGCCCTTGCTGAATGGTCCGATCTGGAAGTGGAAGGGGCATCGAATGAGGAAGAGATAAAAGAGGCCGTATTCAATGATCGTCCCCTTCGGGATTGGATCATGGAGAGAGCCAGCCAGGTATTCAAGACGGAGGAAAAAGCCGTAGAGGGAGAGTTAAAAAACTCCGAGACCTCGCTGGGTGGGTGATAGGGCAGAGGGACAAACCCTATGCCTATGATTGCGAGGAGTGCAAAGAGTTCCTGAAGCATACGGGCCAATGGGATGGGAAGGGCGAACCTTCCAATTGTAAACTCTGTAGGCCAAATATAGACCCATCGAATACAGAAGCATGGAATATCTATCGCTATGCCTGCATGGAGTCGATGGGTTTTTCCATGTTATGTGCCGACAGGATGTGTGACGTATTCGAGGTTTACGATAAGCAGGAAACTCTTTTTAAGATAGAAGTTCTCCATTCGGAGATTCGGAAATTGGAATCCAAAAAAGAGAAAGAGAATAAATCTAATCCCGGGATGCCGGGATTCATGGAATAACCATGCCTGGACTTGCACAACTTATCATTGATCTCTCATTGAATTCGGCTAAGTTTGTGAGCGGGATAGATCAAGCGAATAAGTCTCTTACTGGAATGAAAAAGAATATTGAGACAATCAAGATCGCCAGTCTTACCTATTTGGCAAGAGAGGTGGGTAATGCGGTTCAACAGTTTTATGCCTTTGGCAAATCCATTGCTTCCGTTGCAAATGATATTCAGCGCCAGGCCGGGATAGTAGGAATATCAACAACAGAATGGCAGAAGTGGACGTATGCTGCAAAGATGGCCGATGCCTCGACCGAAGACTTAATGACGGGATTCCGTTTCTTATCTCAGAGGATTATCGATGCGAAAAAAGAAGGTAGTGAGGCAAATCAGATTTTTAAGGCACTTGGGATTACAGAAACAGAATTGATACCGGTTGCCCTTCAGCTTGCAGATAAATTTTCCAAGAGTGCCGATGGCGCCGGAAAAATGGATGTTGCCGTGAAGCTTTTAGGTCGTGGTGCTTT